CGGTCTGCCCGATCTGCTGGGCATAGGGCACCAGTGACAGGCCAAGCTGGGACTGTGCGTTGCCGTAATTGGCCACGTTGTTGGCGACACCCTGACCCATCTGGCTGGCGTTGTAGGCCCCCTGCGCGCCGTAGGACTGCCACGGGTTGGAGATGGCCTGCTGGCCCAGCTGCTGTCCGATCTGGCCGAGGCCGGCGATGCTGTTTGCACTGCCGAAGGCACCTTGGTCAGCCTGCGGAGAGTATTGATACTGGTAGCCGAGCGGGGCCTGCTGTTGCTTGTCATTGTTGCCGAACATGCCGAAAAGCGACGATGCAGCGCCCAGCGCTGGTCCGACGAATGACAGGAAGCTCATGGCTTGATCCTCGCATAGACCGTCTCAACCGGCCCGAACCCGTAGCGTTTCAACAGCTTGCCCACGCGCTCCTGCTGCAGCGGGATGCCGCATGTTACGGCCTGCACCCCGGCCTTGTCGAGATAGCGCACCAGCTCACGGATCATTCGCATGCCAGCAAACCCAAGGCGATAGGCCGGGTTCAACCAGATGCAGTCAACGTGAGCCCACTCCGTTCCGACGTGGTGAGGATGCGGGTAGTTGATCACCATGGCGTACCCCACCAGAACCGTGTTGCGCCGCACTGTCAGAACGATCAGCCTGCCGGCAAGGTCGCAATCGAAATAGTGGTTCCAGTTCACGTCGAATGTGACCTGGTCCTGCAAACACCCTGACTCTTCCCAGTTTTTCAGGAAGGGACCGGGTAGCTCACTCGAGATAGGACCGAAGCGCTCCCACTGGTATGAGAGCGCTTCGGGATCTTTAGGCGGATCTTGGGCCGAGACTTTTCGGTGTCGACGCCGGTTTCGTCCTAACCGGGCTGTCATTAACGCTGCCCCCTTTGATGGTCATTGAGGCGTCTTTTTGTGACGGCTGGTGGTTGGTCCCGCCGTTACCTGACTTCGCCATCGTGGTCTCCTTACCTGATGCCCTCGACCAGAAGGCCGTTGGCTGTGATGTCGGACGCCGACGCGGTGCCGTTGGTGCCCGTGCATTTGATCAGAATGCCGTTGGCCAGCGTCTCCGCGCCATCGGTGACCGACGGGGCAACTGCGGTGGTGTTGACGAGGCCATCACCCATGAAGCCCTGCGTGGTCGCGGTCTTGCGAAGCACAACCATGCGCAGCAGCCAGGTGCCGTTGTTGGTGGCCGCGGTCGGCGTTGTCACGACGGACGAGCCGAAATAGAGCTTCATCGTCTTGTTGTTGGCATTGGCGCCGGTGGTACCCCAGCAGGAGGCACGGATGGCCTGGCCGGCCGCGGACAGAGCACCGGGCGGAAGAGTATAAGACTGCAGCGTCGATTCAACGGTGGTTGCCGTGGTCGAGGCTGCAACCGTGCCGGCGCCGAGGGCACCGACCGAGGAATTGATGCTGGCCACCAGCGTATTGAGGCTGGCATTCAGCTGGCTGGGGTCTTGCGGGCCCGTAAAGGTCGCGATCTGGGCACCGAATGAAATGCCAGCGGCTGCGATCAAAGCAACTGCCGTCGTCAAAAACCGCTTAACCATCATAATTCTCCCCCTGAAGGCTCACAGCCTTGTTGAACACCTATCACACTCGTAAAACGCCATCAACTGACGTTCAAATCCAGCTCCCAGCCGACGCAGACAAGCCCATTACCCGCGCCGTTTGAGGCGTAGTAAATATTGCCACTCTCAAGCACAAAGTCGCCCATAACGGTGGTGTAGTTATTGGCGCCCGCGCCCGTATTGGCGCCCGTGGCCAAGGGTGGCGGGTTGCTGGTCGAGCTATAAGCCCCGTAACTGTTATTTGGCGCGGCAATGCTCTGGACGTTGCTGGCACCCGCGCCGAACAAGGACACCTTGATGGCGGTGGCAAGCCCTGCAGCTGAAGGTACCCATGTTGCAATCGCGGTGCCTGTCCAGGTGGGGACGCTCACGCTGCCCGAGGAACCGGAAATGATGATCTGGGGAACAGTCGTCTGGGCAAGCCCCACCACATACTGCACAAGTCGGCCACGCTGGCGCAGGCCCATGAAATTGGCCGAGCCGGTAGCGGTTCTGAAAGTTCCAACGAGCGCCTTGTAGATATAGCCAGATGGCATCGTCGGTGTGGTTGCGCTGGTGGAGACCAGCGAAGCCGTCGCACTGCCGTTGCTGATGAGATAAATGTAATACCACGTTGCCGCGGCCAGTGAGCCAGCGTCCAGACCATTGGCACCCGTCGTGGTGCAGTTGGCGGTCAGTGAGATGCTGGTCGCGTAAATAGGCACGTTGCCGGTCGGGTTGATCATCACCGCCGATGCAGCCGTGATGTCGATCGAGGTGTTTGGCGTGCCGGCGTTGTTGGTGATTGTGACACCCGACGCACCTGCCAGCGGTGTCGGGTTGACAACCGCCGTTCCGTTGAGGCGCAAATAACTGATAACGATCCAGTTGCCGCTGCCAACATACTCAGCGATGGCCCAGTCGCCGGCCGTGGTCACGATGTTGGCCGCACCCGGCAGGTAGAACGATGAACCGTTGTGGGTCAGTGTGAGCGACGACTCAAAGCGGACAAAATAGATCGGGAAAGACACGTCGGCACTACTGCCAAAACTGGTGATACCAGTGGTACCGGTGATGTTGATATTGTGGGAATTGATTGTGCCAAGATCGGTGGTGGCTGCCGACGCGATGCTGGTCAGGTTTGAGAACTGAGGCGTCGGATTCAGCAGAATGAAATAGGTGCCGTCATAGAGGCACTCATAGGTGTTGTTGATGACGATCTCGCCACCTTGCAGTGCGATCGGGCCCGAATTGGAAGAGATCTTGCGGATTGCAGTTGCGCCAGTGGAGTTGACGTTAAGGGTTGCCGCTGCGGTGTTGGTGGTACCTGCAACGAACGAAATGCGCTTGCCAACTGCGAGCGTGAAGCCGCTGGGCGTCGGAGATGCCACCGTGAGAGCGTTGGCGCTGCCGCCTGACGTCGAGGCGAAATAGACCGGCGTGCCCCCCTGCGCGGGCGTAATGGGCGTGATCAGCGCCGTGAGGGCCGTGATGTCAGTGTTGACCCCGTTGCCAGCAGCGTTGGCATTGACGTCGGTCAGGATCTTATTGAAGTCGGCCATGACCTGCGTGGCGTCCGCGGTCGTTCCGTTCTGCAACTGGAAAGGCAGCGTGCCAATAATCGTGGTCATTCAAAGCTCCGCTGTTGCAGGTAGCCGAGTTGTTCGTACCGAAGAAACATATCGCCAGCCTTTACGCCGGCCGCACAGTTCCCAATAACAGAAATGCTCAAGCGGCGAAACACGACGGGCTCACTAAAGTCCATCTGGCGTGGTGCAAGCGCGTTCTGGCCACCTTGCCAGAGTGCAGCGCCCCAGATGAAACCACCCCAGATCGTGGTCTGCGCGGGCGCTGTGATGGTTGAGGTACCGAGCGCTGCCCCGTTCTCGTCACTCGCTGTCACGGACAGGCTGCCACCAGCTGCCAAAGCGAAGTTAACCGTCGCCTCGATAATGGCGTTCTCGCTCATTTGCTGGGTGTCAGGCAGCATGGCAGTGGCATAGTTGAAGGTCAGCTGTACGCCGTCCTCAACGAAGGTCGAGATCGAGGTTTGAGCCCCGTCTCCCTGAAACATCTTGGCCGGCACACCTACAGGCGAGATCAGGAAGGTGTTGGCGTAGACGCTGATCAACGATGCCGGGAAGGTGTGCGGGCCGCTCCAGCAGCCTCGAGGAAGGTCAAACCAGTACTCACTGGTGGGTGTCCCACTGGCATAGCCGTTCTGGGTGGTGATGCGTAGCACCGTCGCGTTGCAGGCAGCCGCCACGCGCGACGGCACCACCGAGTATTTGAAGGGCACCGTCACACCTTGGCCGGCATCTCCGATCGGGTCCGTCACATTGGCCTTGAAGTCAATGATGCGGATGCCATCGGGGGCCATGAAGGCGAGCCCCTTTGGCGTCGGGCAAATGGAGTTGGGGGCCAGCGTCCCGGTGGCCACGCTCAAGGCATTCTTGGCCAGTGGGTTGGACGTCGAGGCGGCATCCCCCGTGATCTGATACATGTTGGTGGCGCCCTTGAAGACAACCAGGGCCTGGATGATGCCGCCAAACTGGGTGTTGAGCGGGAGAGCACCGAGCGCCGTCAACGGTACGTTGTCGTCGAAGGTGATGATGTTGGTGCCGGTGGTAATGGTCAGCGGCGCCAGGATGTCGGTGAAATAGGCTGCTGGTTGCCCCGTCGGCGGGTTCACAAGGAAATACGCGCGATCGTTGAAGCCCTTCACCGCCACGGGAGGGGTCGGCAGCGCATTGGTCGCCGTGTTGGTGCCATTGTAGGCTGGCGATGCCGGGTTTGAAATATTGATATAGCCGAACATCACGCCGCCCGAGCCCGTATAGCCGGGATGGGTAATCAGGATGTAAGTGCCCACCACGGTCATGGTTGGTGGCGTCCACGCCCCGGTTGTCGCCGGGCTGATAGGCGTATTGCCAGCCGTCACGCCCGAGATCGTGACGAACATGCCTGTCACAAGATCGTAGGCAAAAGGTTCGTCATGGCCGAGATTGCGGCTGGTCGCGATCATGCCATAGACGCGCGTGCCAACAACAATCTGTGCTGAGACGAAGCCAGCGCCTGCGAACGTGCCGGCGAAGTCGATCAGCTCGAGAGAGGCCGGGCGGCATTGCCAGAGATTTTTGGTAGTGGGGTCTGGGATCAGGTTCTGCAGGGACGACATCGCCCCCTTGAGCACGTTGGTACCATCCAGCGTGTCAGACAGACCTACAGGCGAGAAGGGCAAAGGTGTTGAGCGGCGAAGCGTCATTCATTCACCACCCGACCTGCTTGGTGTTAGGAAGCCCGAGGCGACTGTGGCCAAACAGACGCCGGTCAAGAGCAACTGTCTTCACGCGCCCCTCGGGATCATTCTGCATCGTCAGGTATTTACGCAGAATGACCCCGGCCCCCAAGGGCGTGGCGTCTTCGTCGTCACCCAAGAACTGCATCGCGCGATCGTCATTGGTGATGGTCATCAACTCACCAGCGAGACGGCGGATAAGGTAGTTGGTGTTGGGAAACCAAGGGACATCCGTCGACGTTTCAGGCGTCGTGATGTCAGGCATCAATGGGTAATATTTGATGGTGACCGGGTAAGCACCGGAGGCCGGCATCCAGCAGTAAAGTCCTGGGGACGCCAGATCATCCTGCGACATGTCCACGTAGAACAGCGTCGGGTAGTTGTTGAGCCCGGTGGTCTGCACCAACGCGTCAAATTCATCCTGCTCTACATTGATCATGACGTATTGCACGCCCTGAATCACATAGATGGCTTCATTGTTCTTCGCGCGCAGGTAGTCCGATGGCAGGAGGTTAGGCCCGCTGCCCGCGGCTTTGCCATAGGCAGGCCCTGCTGAGGTATCAAAATTGAAACTGTAGGTCTTGCGGATAACCTCGAAGTCGTAGGTCTGACAAAGCTCCTGCAGGATCGTGTTAAGAAAATACCCCGACTGTGCTGTGTAGCCGGGGCATTTCGCGATCTGTCGCGCTAGGTTGCAAATCTGCGCTGCAGTGAGAGCCATTTCATCCCGCTTCTTTCGCGTCCGCCAAGGTCTTTTCGTACTGCGCGATGTTCAACTTGGCGATGTTAATTTCCTGGTTGTAGCGCTCAATCGACGACTCACAGGCATTACGTTCCTGCTTCTGCTGTGGCGTCAGCTTGAACTCACCACCTCGCTTAGTAGCGCCCCAATCTGCCTTGTGCCGTTCGTCAAGTTCTCCAAGAGACTTCTTGAACAGCGCCAGCTTGCCTTCATCATCCTGCAGCTTGTGCTGCCACACCTTCAACTGGTTCTTGGCACCAATACGTTCGGCAGACCCAAGAACTTTATTAAGGAGCTCGTCAATCTGGGCTCCCGTCGATGTCTGCGGAAGAAAAGTCTGGAAGACAATTTTCCTTGTGTTGTCGACGGTCGCTTCAACTGAAATGCCAAGTGCTGGTTCGGTCGGTACCTTCTCGTCCATAACTTCTCCTATGCTGAGGTCGGGCTCAGAACAACGTTCTTCGCTTTGCGGTAGTAGTCTTTCTTCTTGCCATCAATCTCGGCCTGGTGGCCCCATGTGCGGAACATGATGTCCTGCAGCACGGCGGCGCGCTGGCGTGGCACTGTGTAAATATGCCCATGCATGTAGATCGTGCCATCAAGTGTGATGCGGTCAGAATACTCGGCCACGTCGATGGTGATGTTGACCATCTCCTGTTTCGGATCACGCTTGCGCCGCGCCTTCTTCTTGGCCTCGTCAAGCGCATGTGCCTTGGCCGCAGCCTTGGCTTCAGCAGCAACCGACTCTTCAGCCTGTTGCTCAATGGCCGCCAGATCTTCCGGCGTCAGAAGGGACAGGTCGACGGCGCCAGTAGCAGCTGGCGGTAAAGGCTTCGTTGGTTTGGCCATAGCGTCCTCTTAGGGTGTGTAGGTCCACTTTGCAGCAACCGCTGCAGCACTGAGCAGGATAGGCCAGCCGGTGCTGTCAATCGCCACGTAATCAGTGGGGAGCACTCTAAGCATGCCACGGTTGGGAATGAAAAGGATACCCATGCGGCTGAAGGCGCCGGGGAAGATCGGATGCGCCGGGTTGAGATCATCCTTGATGGCATTCGCCACCAGCGCCACGTTGGCGTCGGAGACCGGCTGGGAAGGACCAGGCGTCTGAAGCGAGTTGGTTGCAAGTGTGCCGATCGTGCCCAATGCCATGTGCAGCGCTCCAAAGAGAGGAGGAGCCCCCGGATCTGAGGGCTCCTGTGTTGTTTAGCCGAAGGTGGCGCTGAAGGCCGAGGTACTCTCAATTCTCATGAAGAATTGGTTGTTCTCGAGCAGCACACCCCAATAGCACTTCCAGCCAATGACGCGGAGCTGATTCAACGGGTCCGACTTGTCGGCGGTCTTCAGGTAGGTGAACTTGGTGTTGTCCAAGGTCACGATGCCATAAGAGCCGCGGCCGATGACGAAGGTCGGATACACCGTGATGCCTGTTGCCGGGGCTGCAGGCGGCGTCTGCGCAACGCCAGTGCCAGTGATGACAACAGTCGAGCCAGCTGCGATCTGGGTTGCCTGCCCAGCCATCGGGCCGGTGGTAGGACCAGACGAGGACAGGCCGAGGTTGGTTGGCGACGTCGTGGTGCCAACATACACCGAGTAAGTGTAGCCAGCAGTCGACGGCACCGTAACCTGAATGGCGCCGTTCGGGCCGGTCACAGACACAGCGCCCGTGACCTGCGTGATCAGGCTCTCATACTGGTTCTGCGTGTCAGAGCCAGTGACGATGATGTAATAGCTGTTGGTGGCCAGTGAACCACCCGACGTGCCGGTGGGGGCCGTAACCGCCGCAGCGCCGGTGAAGGTAGGCACCATGTTGGAGAGGCAGAACCGGATGCCACCCCACTCACCAGCTTCATAGTTGTAAAGCCGGTTGATGTCTGAATAGGACCAAGCCGTTACAACTGTTGAGTTTTCGCGGAAGTCCTGCGCCACCAGCGGATGCATGATGGAGACATAGTGCGGCATCCTGCGAGGGTCTGCCGACGCCTTGTCACCACCGGCTTCCGCCTTGATCTTAGTATCGGTCTGCTCGTCACCCATGTAGCGCGGAGCGCCAAGGGTGAAGAGAGCGCCATAAGCCCGGTTGATTTCATGCGGGTTGATGACGTCGCCAGCGACCAGCGATGCCCGCGCGCCGCGCGAGTTCACGTAGTTGATCTGGGTGCCGGCCATGATGCCGTTGAAGGTATTGCGCTCGTAGGTTTCAGCCACCTGCAGCGCAGTCAGGTTGGTGGCCTGGACAAAGAGCGGATGTTTGATGGTCAACTCGGCCACGTCGGTAATGGTGACCTTGTCACCCCACTGCTGGGCTGTCGCTGAAACCTGCGTGATGGTCATCGTCTCGCCAATCGGCGGAACACCTTCACTGATGGGGGCGAAGGGGAGGGGAAGACGATTGAACCGGGTCGCGGTGTAGGTGGTGCCACGGCCTTCCGGCAGAGTCAGCGGGTCGCCAAACTGATAGGCCACCAGCTGCTTGCGCGACAAGGGCAACACCTTGTCCTGAATATAGTTTTCAATATCGAGTGAAAATTGCGAAGCCTGGTTGACGGCCATAGCCTAATGCTCCCCTCAGCATTTGGGCATGCCCGTCATGGGCGTGCCTCAGATTGAAACCCCTGTAAGGCGGTCCTCCAGCGACTGGCTGGCCTTCTGCCTTCCTCCCGCGACATTCCCCTTGCCGTTCCCCGGCTTGGTGGTCTGCGCTTCAACCCGCTTACCAGCGGCCTGTTTTGCCTTCTTGACCGCCTTGTCGCTGGCCGCGAGAGCTTTCTCGCCAATGATAAACTTTGCCAGTGACGTCCGATCAACATTCTGTCCCTTGGAGCGAAGATCTGACAGCCGGGTTTCCACCTCGGAAGCGATCTTGCCGATACGCTGGTCACGCGCCGCAAGGGTTAAAAATTCAGCCCTATCGTTTTGATCCTGCGTAATAAACTCGAGACGGGCCATTTTGCCGGCTGTCTCGCGCTGCGCCTTATCAAGACGATATTCAATCCTCTCTTCCGGGGTCATAAGCGACAATCTGGCCGCTTCTGCTTCCGGTGTTTCCTGCTGCTGCTGCGCTGGTGCTGCCAGCTGCCGCTTCAGGTCTTGAAGCTCCCGCTCCGTTCGAGCCGCGCGCTCATTAGCCTCGCGAGCTGCTTTGGACAGGGTTTGAAAACGCTTTTCACCGCGGCTGCGAGGTTTGTCCTCCTCAGCCTCGGCTTCTAGTACGTCTTCGGTTTCTTCGCCGGCTTCGGCATCATCTTCGGTTTCATCTTCTTGCCCTTCGGCGGCATCTTCATCGCCTTCGGGTCCATCTTGGGTTTCGCCATTCTCCAACTCCCGATCGTCGTCCTCGTCGTCGCGGATAAACATGGTCTCGCTCCTCGGTGAACTTACGGCCACCAGTCGTGGACACCTTGACGGGTGTCAGTCGATGTCGAGATTTATTCCACTGTTCCCTGAAGGTGTCAACCTAAGCCACTATTGCCGCGAGTTATTCGTAGTCGCAATGGTGGTGATCTGGTTACCCAGTTTGACAAGGTCGCTGCTGATTGTGGAAAGCTGGGTCGACAACACGGCCGTTGTCTTGTTGAGTTCTGCGATGCCGCTGGCCGTCTTCTCAGCCCGGTCAATCATCTCTTTTCGCAGCTGGTCGCGCTCGTCCATGTTGGTACGGCGCTGCCGGTCGGTGTCCTTGTCTTGGTTTTCAATCTTGCGCTCAATGCCGCCCAGCTTCTCAGCTTGGGTCGCCAGGGTGGCCTGCGTGGTGAAGTAAAAGCCGGTGATAGCGACTAAGACGGAGCCCGCAGAAATGAGGTTGCCCAGCGACATTTGGCTTACAAACCAGTTCCCTTTGGTCGTCCGCACCCGCCGTGGCATTGGTCTTACCCGTTGGCTATTTACTTTTTGCAGATGGGGTTAT